CAGTTGTGGATAATCACACAGGCTCTGATGACGATGACGTAGAAGTGTATACATGCGTCAAACTTGATGATAAAAGTGGTCGCTGGGTTTGGTATCAGGAAGTGGATGGAAAGATACTACCTGGTAGCAGAAGTACAGCACCAAAGAAAACAAGTCCTTGGCTCGTCTTACGTTTCAATACTGTAGATGGAGAGGATTATGGTAGAGGAAGAGTTGAAGAGTTTATCGGAGACTTAAAATCATTAGAGGCATTATCCCAAGCATTAGTTGAGGGATCAGCTGCAGCTAGTAAAGTTATTTTTCTACTATCCCCTAGCTCTACAACAAAAGCATCTACTCTTGCTAATGCAGGTAACGGTGCAATCGTACAAGGTAGACCAGATGATGTAGGAGTTATACAAGTTGGTAAAACAGCTGACTTCTCAACAGCTAGTACCTTAGCTTCACAAATAGAAAAGAGAATCTTAGATGCTTTTCTTGTCCTACAGGTTAGACAAAGTGAGAGGACTACAGCAGAGGAAGTACGTCTAACACAGATGGAATTAGAGCAACAGCTCGGAGGTCTATTCAGTTTATTAACAGTTGAATTCCTTATTCCTTATCTCAATAGAACACTACTCATACTTCAACGTAGTAATGAAATACCTAAGATACCTAAAGACTTAGTACGTCCATCTATTGTTGCTGGAGTTAATGCTCTAGGTAGAGGACAGGATAGAGAAAGTCTTACAGCCTTTATAACAACCATTGCTCAGACTTTTGGACCAGAATCATTAATGAAATTCATTGATCCTTCAGAAGCTATTAAGAGATTAGCAGCTGCTCAAGGTATAGATGTGTTGAACCTTGTCAAGACTGCAGAACAGTTACAGCAAGAGATGGCTCAACAACAGAACATGCAAGCTAACCAACAACTGTTAAGTCAAGCTGGTCAGATAGCATCATCACCATTAGCAGATCCAAGTAAGAATCCTGATGCAATGGGAATGGTTGAACAATTTACAGGTGGAGCAGCAGATGCACCTCCAGATATAACAAATGCACCCACTGAATAAACATGGCAGAAACATTAACAGTTAATACTGATGCTGATTCAGCAACAGTAATGAATAACCTAACTCCAGATGAACAAGACTCCCTACAACTTGGGGAGTCAATGCAAGCTGAGCAGGAACAACTACTAGCAGGTAAATACAAGAACGCTGAAGACCTAGAGAAAGCTTATGTCGAACTTCAAAAAAAACTTGGAGGACAAGGTGATGAAACTAGCGAAACAACTGGGGACACCGATGCTGTTGACGGAAAAGAAACGTCTGAAGAAACAAAAGAAACTACGGAAGATTCTCCAGCAGTTGCATTAATTAATGAAGCGAATGAAGAGTTCTTTTCTAATGGTAATGAATTATCACCAGAGACAATAGAAAAGTTTTCCAATATGAGCAGCCAAGATTTAGTCAATGCTTATATGGAAATACAAAAGAACAGTCCACAACCAACACAAGCTGCTGATCTATCTGATTCAGATATTAATGTAATTAAAAACTCTGTTGGTGGTGAGGCTGAGTATGGAAAGATTGTTGGTTGGGCTAGTGAGAACTTAGACCAAACTTCAATAGATGCTTTCGATAACCTTGTTGAAGGTGGTAATAAAGCAGCTATTCAATTAGCTTTGAATGGTCTTAAAGCTCAGTACGAAAACACTAATGGATATGAAGGTAGAATGTTAAGCGGTAAGGCACCACAAAGTTCAGGTGATGTATTCAGAAGCCAAGCTGAAGTAGTTAAGGCTATGAACGATCCTCAATATGATATTGACCCTGCTTATAGACAAGATATAATGGAAAAACTAAACAGATCTAACATTGATTTTTAATTATGGATAAAAACAATTTAAAAATAGGTAAAGGTCCAAATGATGTAAAAGCTATTAAGCGAAGAGTTATGCATACTAACGCATCAACAATGAAGAAACCTGATTGGGAGAAAAAGTACCCAGGCTTCTCTTATTCCTCCTTCTATAGAGGAGGTTAGGTAGTCATGGCGACCTGACAGTTCATCATCGCCATTCACCAATCTCTTAATTAAATGACAACCATAACCGAATACGGTAAGCAAAACATTTTCGCAAAAGAACCACCAATTGAAATCATGAACCAAGAAGAAGAAAACTTTCTTATGCATAACGCTGAAGAGCTTAACGGAAGAGTAGCAATGCTCGGTATCGTTGCAGCCCTTGGCGCATATATAACTACTGGACAAATCATTCCAGGTATTTTTTAAACCCGTTTATAAATGACTACAGCCACATTAACCAAACCATTTGACAACTGGCAGCGTTTCTGTGACTGGACTACGAGTACCAACAACCGACTATACGTTGGTTGGTTTGGTGTACTCATGATCCCTGC